AAGCAATACATGCTTGGGCAAGATACCAGCACAGGTCTCCAAGTTCCCGCTTCATATGAAATACATTCTCTTCATTATAAGGTTTGCCCTGAAGAAAAATCTTTTTCACTACTTCAGTAAATTCACCTGCTTCGGCACTCATACCAAATGCAGCAGTCATTAGACGAGAAACATCAGCACCTTGTCCTTCTAGTTCATTCAAACGCTCAACAAGTTTTGGATATTCACTACTTGCTGGACTGGTGGTTTGACGAACAAACTCAATATATTTGTTAGAATCAATAGTTGCCATATTTAAAATTTAAATCCTTCGAATGATTTTTTAGGTTTGTTTTCTTCATAAGTATACTCCTCTTCTTGTCCGCTGTCAAGTATGTCTTTTTGTGCTGATTGCTCTACATCATAAAGTCTCATCTTGGCGCGGTCAATACCAACAACAAAACGTTTGAATACTGTTGGGTCATTATAACGATTCTTCAATTGTTTCACAAGTATCTGACCCAACCCCTCCAACTCTTCAGTACTAATAAGGGCAAACATAAGATCAGCAGTAGCAGGGAGACCAAAGGACTCAGAAGTATCGGTCAATTCAACATCTGATGAACCAAAACCGCTTCTTGTCGTTTGTGTCGCACTCATAATAGGAACATTAAACTCAACTGCAAGTCCCCGAAGTTCTTCTGCAATTGATTTGATATACGAATAAGAATTTGCAGAACCATTTGGTTTGTGCCTAGAGGAAGCACAAATATTAAGGTAGTCAATGAAAATAATATCAGGTCTAAATGATTTCTTAAGAGCAAGTTCATTTAACAGTGCCTTGAAATGTCCAGAGTGTGCCGAAGCAGTCGGATACTCCTTAATTATAAGAGTTCCTTGAGTCTTCTTTGACAGACTTGTTACTTTGTTTTCAAATGTTGAACGTGGGAGATCAACCAATTGCTGAATCGGGACATTGAGAAGGTTTGCATCAATTCTTTCTGCAATTCGCTCCTCCGCCATCTCAAGAGTGATGTAGAGTACGTTCCTGCCTTGTAGCAGCGCGGAACTAGCAACATGGCACATGAAGAGGGACTTACCGACCCCCGTACCAGCGAGAGCAATATTGAGAGTCTTATTAGGGAGACCACCTTTTGTGATTTTGTTGAAATATTCCAGATCAAACTCAATTTTATCTTCTTTTCTGTGGTAGAAATCATAACGCTCCTCATAATTCTGAAGATAGTCGTGTCCGATGTTATTATCAAAAGATACTGCTAGGGCATCGGAAAGAATGCTGGGAATTGCATCCCTATTCTTCTTCCCATCATTACCATCGGCAATATGAATTGATTCCATCAGAGCAAGATAAATTGCTCGGTCACGACACCACTTCTCAGTAGTATCTAGCAACCATTGCTTCTCCACTACTAAATCATTCAGTGTTTCACACACCTCACGAATATCTTTAACATCAGTCTCGGTTAAATCAGTACGATTCTCAATCTCAATACCAAGTGCTTCTTTAGTAATTGCAGAGTTGTACTTGACAATAAACTGAACGATTTCCTCAAAGACTACTCTTTCAGACCTTTGCTCAAAATATTCGGGTTGTATAAAAGGTATAACTTTTCTAGAGTAGTCTTCATTGTAGACAAGATTTCGGAGAATTGTATGCTCAAGTCGTTCCATTATTTCAATTAAAGATTTCGTTTATGATGTGGTACGTCAAATACAAAAGTAATTCTAACGTTGTCTCCAATATTCACTGCCTTGTGTGGAAGTTTATTATTGAACCAAAAGAGTGTTCCTGGTTCAACAATCACTGTTTCCTCACCAACAGTATACTCGTATTTTCCCTGAATGGAAAGATGGTATCTATCTTTTGTAAGATAGTAAGTTCCCTCGTCAATATGAGAACCTACAATCTCACCAACAGGAAGTGCTAGAAAACCACAACGACGAAGTTTCTTAAAATACTTTCCCAAGTAATTAAGAATCTCCGTGTGTTTTTCATATGCTGGAGTTTGAATACAAATTTCAGTATTACCAACATACTGATCTTCTGTTTCGACTCCACCCATTATAAGTTGTAGAACATCCACAGTTACAGTGTATTCTGTAGGGTCCAATTGTCCAGTGTCTTTAAGATTCTTTTGGGAACCCCAATCCTCTGGATATTGTTTGAGTTGTTCTAGTATCTTGGATACATCAACACCAGTTTGTATAATTCTGATGTTTTTCATACACCATAACTAAACTCACCTTTAGCAATTACATCAAGTTTTTGCATTACCTCTTCAGTAAAGTATTCTTCAGGATTTGCTAGGATTTGTTTTGCATAGATTTTTTTACCATCCATTTCATAACGTCCAGCAACATTCTTCCAGAGTCCACCAGTTTCACCAAGTTCAAGAAGTCCATAGTACTTATCCAATCCACGTTCATCATAATAAAGACGAACTTCTACTTGTTGATTTTCTTTACTTAAACGTGATTTAGCAGTTTTACACTTAATAATATTTCCAATCACATCAGTTCCATCTTTCTCCTTTTTCTTGGATAGGTGAATGATAGAAGATGCCGCATACTTAAGTCCACTACCACCACCCATCTCTTTAGTTGGTACATAGGCACCAATAACATCATAAGTGTGATTGGTTACAATCATTGGAATTTTTGCCTGACCCAACTTCAGAGTAAGCATACGGAATGCACCTTTAATCAGTTGAGATTTAGTCATATCTCTAACTTCCTTATCATTCAGAGCATCATTAATCTCCTTACTGGTTGAAAGCATACCAAGAGAATCCAGAACAAACATACAAGGATTGCGTTCTCCTTCTGGTTTCTTCAAGTAAAGGTCAACTGCCTTCAGTGCCTTACCACGAAACTCTTCAACTGTAACAACATTGACCACCACGACTCTAGTTGTGTCAATGCCTCTGCTTTCCAGTAGGGATCTGGTGATTGCAGCTTCAGTATCAAAATACAGGCAGTATCCAGTAGGATTATTATCAAGAAAATTCTTGACCACAGCCAAACTGAAGAAAGTTTTTCCTGTAGAACTTTCACCTGCGATTGCAGTGATTTTGTTACCAGATACGCCACCAAAGATACTCCCAGATACAAGAGCATTAAATATGTACGAACCCGTGTCCACATAAGTTTCAGTCTCATCAATATCTGCTGCGAGTTGTGTGTATTCTCCACCAATCTCTTTTACAATGTCTTTTAAGAAATCCATCAAATTACCATCCCGTATTGTTCACGAAGTATTTTTTTATAATCTTGATTTTCATTTATCAAATCTCTTACCAGTTTGAGTTTATGGTAAAGAGCAGCATTTCCACCAAATCCAAGTGATTTTACAATTAGATCCAGTTCATTAGCATTAATCGGCAATTCCATTAAGAGAAAAATAAATCAAGGTTTACAGTCTTTTCTACGTTCCACCCAATGGCATCTAAAATTGCCTTGAGTGGTTCTACAAAACTCTTTTCAAATTGTAGTTCATAATCAATGTATTTGTCAAGACCTAGTTCTGTAGGAAAGTCTTGAATAAAGGAGATAATATTCTCCTGAATAATATTAGGTTTTTTAAGGTAAATAAACTTAATCTTCTCACCATTACCAATAAGTGAATATTTATTAGTTAGGTTCTTGTCCTTAATATAATGATTAAAGAGAAGTGCTCCACGAACATGAATAGGAGTTCCCTTCATATAAATGTCGGAATGAGAACGGTACTTACGAACATCAGAAGCAGTTCTTGGGAAAGCAATCTGTTCGGGGGGAAGTTGCTTAAACTTGGTGCGGCAATTATCAATATAATCGATAACTTCCTCTTCAGTTCCGCTCATCATAATCTTCAGACCATCCTTAATCATCTGGCGGCAAGGCGCAGGAGTAGAAGATTTGACTGCCTCAATACCCATCATCTTGAGTTTAGGTTCTTCATAACGAACACCTTCACTATCCCAAACATTGAGAATGTAACGCTTCTTAGCAGTCCAGATTCCACGGTCAGCAATGTTCTCCCGTTTCATCTGCATCTTCTGATCGTATGCGTTCACATAGTCCGCCAATTCTTGGTAACAACTTTCAATATGTTTTTCAAGTTCCACCTGAGCGACCTTATCAAGGAAAGACACAACGCTCTCAGTAGTTTTTTCTCTTCCCTCGTATACAGTCTCCACCAAAGGACCCATATTAAGATAGATAGAATCAGTATCTGAAGCAATAACATAATCAACATCATCTGTTTTAAGAATTTTGTTTAAGTACTTATTAATCTTTTCTTCAATCCAACGAATTGAAACTTGCCCAGAAAGAGTAATTGCCTCAGCATTTGCTAGTTTAAAATAACGGAAATACTGATTCCCAATAGCACCATAAGCACTGTTAAGTTGAA